CCAGATCCGGCAGTTCCAGGATTACTGGGACACCGAGTTCGCCGGCGACCTGGCCAAGCGGCGGCGCGCCAAGTTCGTGCCGGGCGAGAGCGCGGTGCGGGTGCACCAGACCAAGGAGCCCGAGCACAAGCAGGACTTCGACGAGTGGCTGGCGCGCATCATCTGCTACGCGTTTTCGGTGCCGCCGCAATGGGCGGTGAAGCTGATGAACCGCGCCACCGCCGACAATCAGTCGGCGCAGGCCGAAGAGGAGGGGCTTGAGCCGACCAAGGAGTGGGTCAAGGATCTGGTCGACGAGGTGATCGCCGACGAGTTCGGCTCGCCCGACCTGGAGCTGGCCTGGCTCGACGAGGACAGCGGCGCCGCGCAAGCCGAGGCGCGGCTCGAAGCGCGGGTGAAGATCGGCGCTGCGACGCTCAACGAACTGCGCGACGCGCTCGGCCTCGACCCGTTCCAAAATCCCGCCGCCGACCGCCCCATGGTGCTCACCGCCACCGGCTACGTGCCGATCGAGGCGGGGGCGGGTGGCAATGCGAGTCCGCCGCCGAGTGGCGGCGGGCAGGCGGCGGACGCTCGATCGGCGCCTGCTGTTCAAAAATACAATCCCAACCAGCCTCGCGTGCCGGCGGGTCAATCTGGCGGCGGGCAATGGACGAGTGACGTCGGGAGCGGTTCGTCACATGATTCAATGGTTCGGCCAGTTGCTGAGGAGCACCCGAGCTCTGGACGCGGACCGCAATATGCAGCGCTGGAAACTGACACGCGCACAGATGCTACGGCCAACCCTGGCAACGGGCAGCGTGCAAATTCAGATCCTCAGTACGCCGCTGTTGTCACACCCCGCGGTTTTACTGTTGATCACATCCTAGGAACAAATCCGCTCGATCCGAAGGGGTTGAATAGTCCAATAGTCTCGGCGGATGAACAGCAGAAAATAGCAGCAGCGTTGACAACTATCTTTAGTCCAGCCTTCGCTACGTTGCACCCGCACATCTATGAAAATCGCCCGCACTATATCACGGGAGCTGTACTTCCCCCGAGCGCGGCAGGCTACATGGCCTACGATGTGCCAGGCTTTGGTTCTGGCAGAGGGATGGGCAGGATCATTATTGAAAACGCGACCGGAGAAATGTATTATACAAACAACCATTACCTCAGCTTTTATCATATTGAACTCAATCAACATCCAAAGTGACCGCCATGCGAATCATCGAACTCGATGCCAAAGAGTGGAAATCGGTTCTCGATTTCTATAATGCACTGTTTGGCGCGATTGGCGCGCCTGAGTGGCACGGTAAAAGTCCGGATGCTTTGGTCGATTCGATGATCTGGGGCGGGATTAATGCTGTGGAACCCCCCTACACCGTTCGAATCTCGGGCCTCTCCACGGCACCGAAAGAGGTCCGTGATGGGGTCGAATTGGCAAAGGAGATACTTGCGAGAGGACGCAATTATCGAAAGCGGCACAATGGCGACGACGCGGAGGTCGAGATCGAGATTGAGCGTGCACCCGATGATCATGAGGCCAGGGCTCGCGATGCGGCAGAAGCAGCAGAGACTGCGCGTGTCAAATACGAAGGTCCCGATCCGAAGGCCCGCGCTATAGTTGAGGAGCTTCGGCGAAAACTGAAATGGGGTACCTGTCAGGAAGGATAAGGAAGACCGATCGAGTGGCTTTTAGCAGAGCTCGATGGCGTCGTCACGTGTTGGAAGACCTGGCTGTGCTGAGCGCGTGTCGTAATAGACCGAACGTGAAACAGGAACAAAAAATGACATCAGAAGAAGTAACGACGGTAGGCCAGCAACTACAAAACTGGCTTATTAGGAACAATATGGATGTAACGGATGCGCTATTTGTGGCCGCCATTGATCATGCGTTTGAAAATGAGGCAAAGAAACGAGCGGATAGAGCTAACCTCCAGCAACCTGACGAGCGACCCAATCAAAGCTGAGCTGGTTGCCATCAGCCGCCGCATTTACAGCTACGTGACCGAGTGGCATATTACCGTAATTGATTTGTGGGCTGACAGCTAGCCGATAACCCTGCGCTGTTAGTTGCGCCTTGAAAATGACGGTGCTGCCATTCTGAAATTCTTTACAGTCGCCGCCGACCAGACCGTTTCGGTAAAGCTACGTAAGCGTGCTGCCAGAAATAGTTGTCTTTTGCTGGTAATCAGCATCTGTCTGCTTTAATGGCGGCTCCCATAGTTCGTCAGAAGCTAGGTTTAGCAGCGCTGGATGGGTCTTATAGAGCTTAGCGATAGCGCGCGTGAGAAGTTCATTAAAATGTGGATTCGGCATGATGGCTTCCTCTTGCTCCACCCGCCAGAACGCCTCGATGTCGTTTAATCGTCTGACTTAGTCAGACGGTCGCTACGTGTGAGACGGTCAACGGTTCTTTCAAGTATATAACTCTCGCTGGCGGGGGAGGGAAGACAGGGAGCACGGTCTATCCGCCGGCCTATCAGCAGGTGTTCAAAGGCCTGCCGGCGGTCGACTACGCGGTGCGCGACATCATCTATCGGCCGCGCAACGTGCGCGCCCACCGGGTCTACGGCTACTCGCCGGTGCAGCAGGTGCTGATGACGATCAACATCGCGCTGCGCCGCCAGCTCTGGCAGCTCGATTACTTCTCCGAAGGCTCGATCCCGGACGCGCTGATCGGGGTGCCGGCCGGCTGGACGCCGGACCAGATCCGGCAGTTCCAGGATTACTGGGACACCGAGTTCGCCGGCGACCTGGCCAAGCGGCGGCGCGCCAAGTTCGTGCCGGGCGAGAGCGCGGTGCGGGTGCACCAGACCAAGGAGCC